AGCTCTGCCACTTGCTTACCATTTTTGTTTGTGCGCTCTACCGCGCCTTCAGTACCAAGGTCTACTCTTCTGACAAGTTTGCCATTCGTGATGGACAGGAAGATTGCTCCCCCATTGCTTTGCGTTGAATTTGTCAACATGATTATTGGTTTTGGTGATTATAAACTTTTTTGGACATTATCCATTTCTTTCTCTCTTGATACAAGGTCATCATTGTTGCAACCCTATTCTGATAAACCCTATGATCGGCAATTTGATTGTACTTATCACAGAATTGGTCTATCATAAAGCTGACTATCTCAAGCTCATCGTATCCCATACCATATATAGCCAAATCTACTCTATTTACATCATCCCAGAACGATTTGGGGATAAGATACTTTTGATAGCGTACTTGTGCTACAGGCTTAGGTACGAATTCTTTCTTAATGAAAAACTTAGAGAGAGCTGCTGTCAGCAACATTATTGCGCTGACTGTTCCGATAAGAATTAGAGCGACCATACTTTTCAAGTGTTTCAGTGATTTTTAAATAGTTCTGGAGAGTAATTTTACCGGTTGTCTCAGCGCGGTAAATGGTCTGTGGTGTGATGTCGGCTAATTTAGCCAACTTGTCTCTTGAGAGACCAAGAGATAGTCGTTTAGATTTAATTTTTTCTTGTACCATAGTAATAAGTTTGTTTATGCAAATATAGTATACATTATTTATCTAAACAAATATAATTGTTAAAATATTCAAAAAAAAGCCCCTTGTAGAAACAAAGGGCGAAAAAACACTAAAAAAGCAACAATTACTGACTTTGTAAGGGAATTGTATCCTTATTATCAACCCGTCTATACCCCTCGTGCCAAAGGGTGTTTGTCAAAATAATACTATTCTTAACCACTTCCTCTTCATCATCCATTGGGTATAAAATATGCAAACACTCATGTATCAAAATCTCAAGGTGCTTCTTACCCTTTATCCTCTCATCTAACTCCACTAATCCCTCCGAGTGAGCCATACCCCAAGCCTTTTGCCTACCGAGTTTTGTATATTTAACCTTTATCCTTCGCATACTTTTTATATATCATGAGTAGTGACTCATCATCTATTCTCTTGCCACCTCTAACCATTGCCAACATCTTTTTAATTACTTCCAAATCCTTGTCCAGTCTCATAAATAAAGTACAAAGTAGCGCCTCTTGTTCATCTATCTTCATATTCTTTCTCAATTAGTATTTGTAAATAGTGCAATGCTTTTTTCAAATCCTCTAATCCGTTCTTGTGCTTGTGTCTCATCACATACTTAATAATGTTTCCCTCAATAAAACCAATTTGATTTTCATAAATAAAATCAATTGGTTGTATCTTATGCCTCTTATAATGAGAGCCTCCTTCCTGGTGGTCTAATGCACTCATAATACTTGACCTTTTAATATCCTTTTATTTCTAACCTCAAAATTAGAACCATCAATGTCAACGATAGCAAAACCATGATTATATTTATTAGCCAATGGCCTATATGCTGGGTTGAGTTCACAAAGACAACCAACTGACCAAGTAGTAACTAATTTACCATTCATGTCGGTTTCGGTATGCTCGGAAGTTTGGTGTGAATGGCCTTGCATTGCAGATACCTTACCTCTCATAAAAAGACCTCTTGCCACATTAACTGGGCTAAATATACCACCTCCAAACTCGTGACCATGTATAATATTAAGGTCACCAGCTTTTATAACTCTTTTGTCCTTAATTATTTCAATACCATTTGCCCTTGCCTTAATGATATTACTAAATTCAAATTCTTCAACTCCAACAATCTCATGGGCTCTCCTCCAAAGAAAATGCTCATATCTCTCACAATGGTTACCCATTTTATAGTAAACTTGAGCATTAAATGTCTTATTCAATACCTCCATAAAATCTTTGAAACCAGCCAATTCATGGGCAAAGCTTCTCGCCTTTGGATCGCGTTCAAACTTACTAAGTTGGAAAAAATCGAGTACATCTCCATTGAGAAGGATAGCATCCGGCTTCTCCTTTTTTGCGTAGTCAAAAGCCGCAGTTAATGCGTCGATTGAATGGTATGGTATGTGTATATCGGATAGGACAAGCAAACGCTTGGCTTTAATGACATATGGCTCATAATTAGCCTCTTCCGACTTGGGTAGGTTGTATGGGTTGCGTGGTCTCTCTTCTACTACTTTTCTAACTCTATCTCCATTTTTACCATGCTTACCTTCAATAGCTCGTAGAGTATCTCTTGACCTTTCAACAGTATTAAAGAGCAATGGGTTCTCCTTTTGCATGATTCTTGCCAATTTAAGGGTAGGCATCTCCCAACCAAATTTTTTGCGATATTCCTCGGCAACATTGGCTTTGCTAAAAAGTGGGTTGTTGGCCATATTATGGGGTTTTAAAGTACAAGTTAGCCTCGGCCTCTCGCCTCCTCGTGAGCCCTGCCAATACTTTCCCACTTGATCGGTTCCACTTCATGAACTCTTGCCTAATGGTGGGGTCATTAGGATTGGCGTTTACTTTCTTTAGCAATGTGCTACCGCTGAAGTTGCCAATCCCGCAATTATATGCAAAAGAGAGTAATGCCGACTTTTGGTTGTCATTTATATGCGATTTGATATACTTAGCCATCCTATTGGCAAATTGCTCGGCTACCCTTGCAAGTAGAAAGTCTGCCCTATCTTTTGTGATTTTATCGCCCATAAGGACTGGCTTTCCATCCTCATAGAAGGTGTTCCCGAAGCCAATTGTGACCTTTCCGGCAGGGCATTTGTAGGCGCTTAGACTCAATCCCTCAAATTGCTTAATAATGTCCAGATTAAGGCTCATTTTTTAAGTTTTAAGTACAAGTAAGCACCTATGCCCAAAAATACAACTATAAGCCAACCAAAGGCTTTATTTGCCTTTCCTCTCCAATTCTCAGCCTCTACTTTAGCAGTTGTGAGCTCGGCTTGTAGGATATTGACCCTTGCATTGTCAACTATGTATCGTTTGATAGTATCATGGATGGTGAGCGTTTTTGTCACCACATTTGTCCTCCACTTAGTGATATAAGTGGTGTCATTGAACACCTTAACCTCCAATTGCTCATCCACAATGGTTAAAGTGTCCACTTTTATTGTTGTATCGCTTTTGGTGATGATGGTAGTGTCGTTAGCACAAAGACCAGCCTTAATAACCTCCTTTGCTACCTGGTCGAACATAGTTCTATCTTTTAGAACTTTTTTAACCGGATTGCAAGAGACAAATAGTAAGAGTATTAAGCTAATTCTTATCATCTTTCCTAAATATTTTCTCAATAGAGGTAAGGCCAAGGCATCCAAACGCAAGAGAGGCTACCGCATACACGAGAGCCTCACTTGGTTTGGTTTCTTTAAACGAGTTATGGTACATAGTAACGCAAAGCATCACTACGCAAAGGAAACCGCAAAGTCTTTTCATAGACAAGCGGTCATTATCCTCGCTAAAAAATTGCTTCATTTGTCCTTTATTTCCTTGATCAGCCGATATAGGTTATAGGCTATCGTGGTCATACCCGCAAAAATGGCTACATAGGCTCCGACCTCGTTGACATTAATATCGCTCCATATCTTAAGCACAATAGTCCCAATGCACATACCAATACTACGTTGGTCAACGCCATGTATCATTTTATTGAGGTTTTTCATCATTAGCCTTTTGCAGCTCGGCCGCTATGGCTTGATTGGTTTCTTGTAATTTCTTTTGTAGAAATTCAATTTGAGCGAGAATGTCGTAGGCTTCCGCCTTTAGTTCTACTAAGTTCATAGTTTTAAATTTTACTCTAAATTAAGCATTATTTTGATTCCAAGGTAGGGGCAAAGACACAACTTTTGGGTTTTTTTGCTCCTCTATCTGTGCGGTCAAAGAGGCATCTATTGAAGCCACATCCAATCCGCTATTGAGCCATCCTTCCACCATTTGCTCGGTCAGTTGGTCATAAGGCACGAATGAGGACGGGTCGGGTGCGGATACGGAGAGTACGGAGTAGGTGTCTGCGAAGTAGGACTTATCGCCATCTACCTCACTTGCTTGTCTCCTCCAATGCACATTAAAAACCACATCGCTTAGACCTTCGGATGATGGGTACTCATCCATACTGCTAATAACCCATTTGAATTGTATCATATTTATTTGTTTTTAAGTTGTTCTATTTCTGCTTTGAGTTCTTGGATAGCTTTAACAAGCATTGGTACAAAAACGGAATATTTTACTGATTTCAATCCTGTTTCTTTATCAGTATCAATCATTGAAGGAAATATAGTTTCAAGCTCTTGTGCTATTACACCTATTTGCTTTTTATCATCTCCTATTAGATTGTAGTTTCTAACCTTAACTTTTAACAAGTCATTAAGTTTAGAAGTAGCATCAATAATGTTTTCTTTTAAACTAACATCAGAAATTGCTCCGTAACTATTGTTTGTATTAGTTACATTACCATTACCAGCTACAAAAAATACTCCAGTACTTGTGTTTGAATAACCTCTTATTAAATATGCAGTATTTGCAACTGATGCATTACTTTGTAAATTTAGAACATAATTTGATGCAGTTGTTGCACTACATATTACATTAAGTCCGTTTTTATTAGCAGTTGGATTTTGAATTGTAACATATCCTGCTTCACTAGTAGTTCCTACAAGCAAATCTCCACCGATGACTGTATTACCATTCTTTGAAACATTAAACATACTTACTCCACCAACCAACAAGTTCAACAACTTGGATGATGCACCACTCGCAGTATTGGTAACTCGGTATTCAATGCCTCTTGCGTTACCTGTGGTGTTCCATGTGGATTCTAAATAGATAATTGGTTGTTCAGTTGCAGATGTAAGTAATTGACCCGTGCCGTATAATGCACTATCAATTTGTGAGTTTAAGTCAGTTACTATATTTCCTTTGGCTTTTATAGCACCATTCACTTCGAGCTTGTAATCTGTCGCAGTAACACCGATGCCGACATTACCAACATCATTTATGTAGAGCCTTGTTTGATAAGTGCTTCCAGTTTGTGTTGTGGATTGCTGAATACCAAAATCTCCATATATAACATGGTCGTTAAGTAATCTCCAACTTCTACTTGATGAATTAGCAGATGCATAAAGAAATTGCAAAAATCCACTTGCAGCAGCATTTGAATAAGTGTATAATTGACCTGCCGTTACACTTGAACTAAACGTTGCTGCACCAGTGGAATGAGATATCTGTAAATTATATGAGTTTGTACCTCCATTGTTAAATAAAGCAAAATTATTCGATGTTGCAAGTGTAGTTAAATTCCATTTTTGAGTACCTTGATTATAAAATTGAACACTTCCAGCTCCTCCATCTAATGTAGTAGCATTAAATCTTAATGTAGGAGAACCTGGTGCATCAATTTGTAATTGTGTACCCGGACTTGTAGTCCCAATCCCCACATTCCCCCCACTTGTGATGCGGAGTCGCTCGGTGGAAGATGCTGCACTTCTAAATATTAATGCTCCTAAATAATCTAAATAATTATTTGTGTTATCAGTAGCAAATTGTCCAGTAGTACCGTCTGTTGCAGTACCTAACATGAATTGATTAGATGACCTTATTATCCCA